GGGCAATAATAGACGGCTTCTTCACCCTTTCGGATGTGTGAAGTTTGTGCCAATACCTTGTCGAGAAGGGTAAATAATTGAGACTCCTTTAGCATTTTGGGGAATGCTAATCTATAAAAAGTCAGGAGTCAACTTATTATGAAATGATGCCAGCAGACCTCAAGTATGTCAATAACGTATTAAACTGTTGTAAAGACGATGAAACCGACGTGACGAAGTTGTTAAATTCAACATCTGTGGTGAACCCATATCCAGAAGCAGATACGGAACCTGTCAATGGGCCGGCATCAATTACCGTTCCTTGTGATGGAGAAAAATATGATGAAGTCGTTGAAAATGACGATGAAATTGCTTGTGATGCTGTTGATGCCAAAGACGCGGTTTGTGCTATTGTTGCTTGAGAGGCGGTGGAATACAACGATGCCGTAATACCATAAGCGGTAATATTTCCCATACTATCCGTTTTGATAATATGACTATCAGAGTCGATTTGATTAACAATTAAATTCCAACCGACAACACTGCCTGTAACATCTACATTGAATAAATTTGAAGGTATTGCGAATGTAGAGGCGGTAACGTGTGAGGCACTAACATCATTAGTTACCAATCCAACTAATCCAGAGGAAGTTGTATTCAGCGCAAAATTTGACCAACTTGAACTAATTGATTGACTGGCAAAAGATGATGAATCTGTCCAAATGGATTTGGTGGCAAAAGATGAAGAAACAGACCACATTGATTGACTAGCAAATGAACCTGAATAATCATAATATGATATCACCGACAAAGATGATGTTACAGCATATGACGATGTATTGGAATATGACGATGTTAATTGTAACGAAGTCAATTGATTTCCAAGACCATCTGAAAGAACAGAACCGGAAGTCAATACTGACGCCGTGTAAGTTATTACAGGGTTTTGATTTGTTAAAACTAATGATGGTATAACTGGCATAAATTAAATTATGATACGGAATGTAACAAACCATTTACGAAACTCATAGTAACTTTATTACTTTCTGTTAGATAAATAATTGTGGTTAATCCGATTGTAGGTGCATATGAAGAGGAAATAGATATAGATGCAGTAATATTAAGTTGTGGTAAATCACCACCACCAACACCACTGACCAATGATGCTGATTCAGCGTTATATTGAACAAGACTCTCATATGTTGCTGCCGGTGTCTTGCCTGTTAGGTCATATTTTGGATAATTTGCCATATGTCTTTAGTTAAAGTTTGTTATTTATAAATATGGAGATTTCCATCCTTTATATCATTTTTAACCAAATAATGCCAAGGTCACGGCATCATACATATCGCCATTATGTATGTCCCAATCCCCGTTTCTATTAAGTTTTTCAAATTCCTTTATATTTGGAACGTAGAGAGGGACTTGAGATTTAACGTATTCTTTTGGTTTTATTCCTTTAATTCTCGATTTACCAAATACTTTCTTTCTTACTGTATTAACATTCAAACTGATTATTGGTTTTTTCCAAGTCTCTTCTAAAATATAACAAATTACCGATTTATTTTTTACTAATTTAATTAATGTTTGTTGCGATGTAAAGCCGGAAGAAAATCCTGATAAAGTTTCTTCTACATTGATTTTATCAAATTCTTTACCATCTAACCCATCTATAATCATTTTTGATTTTTCTTTATATGTTTCAACTTTTTCTATTCGAAAAAATCCAGCATCTATTATAACACCGTTATCAGATATTGCCCACCCACAAGTAGATGTTGATAAATCTAATCCAAGTATTTTCATATAGGTTTATTAAATCTTTTCTTTTGAGAAATAGACATTTTTAATTTGGGTTCTTCACTAACAGGATTTCGAGTTTTCCACGCCAGAACCATTTTTTGTTTTGTCTCATTCGAATGTGTTTTTCCAAACATAGAATTTTTATTTCCTGTTCTTAGTTTTGCTGATTTACTCATTTTCTCCTTTGTTTCTTCTGAAAATGATAATCCTTTATTCCAACTTACTTGAACACCTACTTTTCCTTTATTCCACGGAATTTTATTCTTCATCGGAGATAATGCGTCATATGCTATGTTGTAATATAAAGTTGGATTAACTTTACAAATATCTAAATATTTTTGTTCACGTTCCAAAAGTTTATCTTTAAGAGTCTCTTCTATTATAGAGAATTCAAATTCATCGGACCCGTATTTGTTCCAAGATGTTTGTAAATGCCCATTATCATGACGATTTTCTTTAAGTAATCGTTTATGATATCGCCATCTATTAAAAATGTTATTAGAACTTCCGATATAACATTTTCCATTTACTTTGTTAACGATTTTATAAATTCCACAAATCATATTTTAAAAAAAAGAACTTCCTATATACATAGGAAGTTCATTCGTGTTTATTTTTTATATTAACTTGGAAATGAAGCGTCGTATGGTGTTGTGCTTAATCCTTGAACGTAGAATGACAAATCTTTACCATCGGCTTTGAAGTCAGAAATACCTTGTTGAACTTTGGTTAAAAATCCATTTGCTTTCTGAAATGTTGCTCCTTGATAACTTGCGAACAATGCGTCAACGCCAGTTTCGATGATGTTTTTGTCATTGAACGCACCGCCGACCTTTTGAGTAACATATCTTGTTGCTAGGTCGGTTGTCAATGAAGGCCTTGGTGTGGGTATAGGCATAATGTCTTATATGTTAATTTACTGTATATAAATAGTTATCTCGTTCATTATATCGTAAAAATTTTACATTAATTTTATTATTCCTAAAATGGTTAATTATGTTATTTTGACGAATTATATCTTTTTCTTTTCGTTTTGGACGATTATGAAATGGTTCATCATATTCAATAATGATGTGTTTATCTTTATCATATGCATCTACCATATATCCACAAATAACCATTTCCCCTCCATTCATAGCATGTTGTAGATTCCAACCATTATTTTTATTAAGTTTATCAAAATATGAACATGCTTTTGGGTTTGCTCTTCCGTGAGGGTTAATGGACAAACTTTGTAATTTTTTAATATATTCTGATGTTTTTGTTCGTAATTTTAGTTTATGGTCTTCGGATAGAGATTTTCCATACCAATAATTTTTTTCTTGTTGGTGTGCTTTTGATATTTTATCAACAGTTTCTTTTTTATGTCTTTTATTAAAAAATGGATTATTAATCCCTTTCTTTTTTTCTGACATCAATTTTTTAGATTTGTTAGAAAATGTCCTGCCTATTTGAACACATCGTCTGCATAATTTATTGTGTTTATTAGCACGATTCATTTCAACTTTAGTTGTGTAACTCACAATACAATTACATTTAGAACAATTTCTAATAAAGTTATCCATAATTAGAAATCCATTTTTACAACAAAATTAATTGGAAAGTCTGGAGTTATCTTGATTGGTGAACCCAACTTAGCTATGGCAACAAGGTCTGTCTTATCATAGAGGCCAATAGAGGTCACTGTTGGCGCCAGATACGAGCCTGTTGGGTCGGCCTTACTCAAGGCGGCATAATCCAAGAAGTTCTGATTAATCATAGGCGGTTGGCCACGGAGAGTCAAACCATTCATATAATCAAGAATATTGCTCAAATACTTATTTTGAGAATTTGGTGTAATGTAAGAATCATAGTTCTTTTGAGTCAAACGATAGATAAAATACTTCCACAAGATGTTCATATCATTGTAGTTAACCTTATTATCATTATTGAAATCCAAACTGTTGTAAAGTGTATTATTGATAGTCGAATAACTTGATGAAAACAAACTATCAGTTCCAGACCAAGAGGCGGAGTACATAGCATACACCGACAATTCTTCATTTGTCGTTGTATCAATGATTGATGAAGTCCAGTCGGTGTTTGGTGCTCCAGAAGTTTCTGTGCTCTTGAAAGCCATGTATCTTAACAACACATCGGCGTCCTGAAAATCAAATTGACTATTACGATTTATATCGAATGGAGAATGTGGTAAAACTACTGCCGTAGGATTTGTGCTAACATTGAACTCTCCAGGTTCTACAGGACACACAACTTGTTTTTCAAATACTGTTTGTCTTGACTTAAAATCAATTTCATATTCGTATTCATTACTATCAACACTGTTTAATTGTAATCCTTCAAAGTTTGAACCAGAAGTCATGATAACAATTTTACCATTACGATAGAATACATTTCCAACATAAAATTGTTCACGAAGATTTTTTAAATTGTAAATGTAGGCTTTGCCACTCAATTCGCCTAATTCCGATACACTTCCAGTAAAACTTCCTGTTGCTGCATTCAAGTCCATTTCTGTAGCTGAACCGGAGATTAACATCGGAGCACCGATGGTAATAAATTGGCCTGACACACAAGAGTCCCATCCATATACACGATACGGATTCAATAAACTTTTCTTTACTTGATAAACGTTGGTAATATCCCAATCGACATTTGTAGTATCAGGAATCGAACCTGTGGCTTTGTTGAATAAAACAAATTGACCACATAGGGCATTTTCACTTTCATCGCCACAATAATTGGCTTGAAATAATGACCCTCTTAAATAACATATTGATGAAGATAGAGCATTGATTTTTGGAACGCCGGCGACAGCATATTGGTCAAAAATACTAACAGACCAACCAAGCTCATTGTTGTTCATTATTTTTTCATTACCATATGATTTTCTTGCCAAGTAATATCCATAATCTCTATTAGCACAACGTTCAAAGAAATATACAGCTCCCTGTTGATATTCCGCAGAACTACTAAATTCTTGAATAATTCTATCAAATGGAGCACCAACCATTACACTGTTGCCATACATAGCAACAGAATAACCAAATGAATCTTGGGTATTTGGATAATTGCTTACAATAGGTAAAGTAGAATAAAACGGTAAAGGATAAACGGAACTGCTGTCAGGTTTCAACGTAAATGTATTGTTCCATTGAGTTCCATCAAATTCATAAACATAGGCTTTTGAACTACTTGGTTTTGAACTGCCTGCTACCATACTCCAACTGAACGAAGAAGATGCTTTGTTCATACCAATGTCCGAACCAAATAAATCTCCACTTCCTAAACCTGGAGGCGTTGGCAATGTTTGATACAATGACCAACTTAAATTGTTTCCATTATGTTTTCTGAACATGAATACGGCGCCAATACTTGAAGATTCTTCTGGAGAACCTACTGCCAACCATTCATCGTTAAGAGATACGGAATATCCAAATGAAGAAGTTGTTGTGTCAATTGGATTGTAAATTGTTGTAAGATATGGATTAGTTCCAACCACACCAATTAC